ATATATTGACGAAGAGCAGCTGCGTCTTCTTTATACTTTGATCCGTCAGGGAAGACGCCAGTTTTATATCCAGTAAGATAGCCGTAGCAGTTACCAGCGTCATTATTGGTGACATACATTGCGCCACCACCTGCGTTTGTAGGATAGAACGGGTTGTATCCTTTATAAGAATTAGTAGTCATTAGAATGTATCTCCTGTGGTTAGTCCACCGTAGTTATCAAATTCGCCATCTGCAGATGTGGTATCATTATCTGCAACAAGGCCGTCGCCTTCTTCAGGCTTATCAGCGTCTTTTGTATTTACAAAGCTAGATAGCGATCTAGTAGACTCAAGAGCATCAAACAATACATTGGATTGCTGACTGCTATCACTTTGAACTTCAACCATTCCAACTGTTTCTGGTTCAAGCGCTCTATCATATTCATAGTTCTGAACTGCTGATTCTCTATTAGCGTAGGGGAAGCTTCTATCATTACTACCTTCGCGAAGCACCCATTTGTTCATGGATGGCTCAGTGAAGCTTCTACCTCTCTGATAAGAATGCTTTGTCATCGAGCATCCAGATCTCCAGTAGCGGTACGCTTCTTGCCACTTGAGCCCTGCACTTGGGCTTCCTTTGGATCCCCAAGCTTCTAGTTGCTGGAGGGCTTTCTCGGCTGCGTCTTGAACTTGAGTTCTAGGACGTAAAATATCTAGATAGTACCTAGCAATAGTAGCCTGAGTCCTTCTAAATGAACCGGCTATAAGTACTTTACCTTGAGGCGGGGCGCTATCAATATAATTATTAATTAGCTGAGCTGCATCATTTAATGCAAGTTGGATCTTATGTATATCTACTTCGTTACCCGTTGGATTTTCAATATTAGATAGCTCTATGGCCTCTTGAAAACCAAAAATAGATATAAAATAATCTACAGTTGCAAGATTGCAATTGCTCGCTACACCATGAATATCTCTAGGAGGTTGTGGTCCTGGCATAACTTATAATCTTCTTCCTTTTACTTTAAACAAAAAGGGCTGACCCGTAGGCCAGCCAGTTTGTCAAGTTTTTGACGGTTAATCAGACGCAGTTGGTAAGGATTGCTCCAGCACCAACTTTACCATTTTCGCCCATGCCGACTAGCTCGAATGAACGCTCAACAAGGATGTCACCGGTGAATACACGGCGCTCGATGTTGAAACGCTCAGGAGTAGCGATAGGATAACCAGCAAGAGTGTAGGTGTATCCGAAAGCAGGGTTACCGTAGTTTGCATCCAATGCAGGAGCGAAACCGTCGGTGGCACCAGAAGGCTGATAGAAGAGAACGGCTACGTTATTGTAGATGTTCTCAAGAGCACCAGAGGACTGGTTAAGCTTAAGACGACGTGCAACACGAATCTCGTCAAGGCCAAAGATGTTGGCGAGAGTTGCTTCGTTGACGAGAACGCCACGTTGCATGAAGTCTCTGATTCTCTTGTTACGCTTGAGTGCGTTGAAGGCGTCAGGTGAGATAACCATCTTATTAGGATAGGTACCGATCTGAGCGCGAACAGCTTCTTTAGCTTCGTCGATTAGGACTTCGATGTCAGAAGTAGCAGCGTTGAACTTGTCTGCACCAGAAGCGCGAGTAGCAAGGTCAAATACGCAAGAAGTTTCATACGAAGCAGAGGCCGTAACGGCGTCAGCAACGGTGATCTCCCAGGATTGCATAAGACGATTTGCAGCGTCCTTAGCAGCATACTGACGAAGGTCAATTTGAGCAGCGCCATTCTTGGCTTCTGCTGCGATTTCCTCAGCAATCTCCCAGCTGATCGCTTCCTGACGGAGCGAGAAGCTTCTGGTTCCGAACTCGTTCTGGATCTTCTGGATGTTAGATCCTGGAGCACGGAGGAAGTTCTGAGCGGCAAAGGCTTCTTTGCCAAATACCAATGTACGGCCGGCGCGAGTATTCATAGATACCGCAGGACCGAAGAATGTAGCTACGCCTTCGGCATTCTTATAGCCTTGGGCAAGTTGCGTAAGAATAGGGTCAATTACGCGTACCTGATCTAGATTCATCATGATTAATTTTCTCCTTTAGTACCTATATCAAAGAATCGCGTCGCCAAGCTTCACTCTGACATAATCGCCAGCAGCTGCGGCGGTGTCAAGAGCTCTACCTAGAACAACGGTTCCTGAACCAGTCGCAGTAACGGCTCTACCAGAAGCGTCGGCTTCGATAGCACCATCAACAGCGGCGATAGCAGCACCAGCTTCAACGATGACGATTCCTTCTGTAACTACGGTGAGTAGCTTTTGGAAAGGGAATACGCCAGGCTTGTATGGTGTAGTGGATGGATTGAGTTGACCTTCATAGACGGCTTGAGTGCCATCGTCAACTTGATATCCTTTGTCATTTAGCTGGCCTTGGCCAGGGATATCGAAAACAGTAACTCCGGCAGCATAAGCTTTAGCCGAAGGATAAGCACCAGTACGTGTTACGAATCTGTGAGCATCAACACCAGAAGCAAGTCTGGTAGAATCGGTTACTTCAACAGTCTCGACATACTGGTGGTCAAAAGACATGTAACGGGGGTCAGTTGCCATTAGTAATTACCTCAATTGTTATTTATAACAAACTTAACAGCAGTTAAGTAGTCGCATCCGTTGTCTTCGGCGTAGGATAACGCGTCAGCATGAACGTTTGCAGTGTTGGGATCATATGCATATCCCGAAGCGTTTGGTTCGACCTCTTTCGACTTTTTAGGAGCCGTTGCAGGTGTTGCAAATTCTTCAAACGAGACCATGGAAGGTAGGGATTAAAGGACTCCACGCATGAAGTCAAACTGAGATGCCTTACCAGTCTCAGAGAAATTCACAGAGTTCTTATTATTAAGAGTCTCCATAAAACGAACTAGATCGCCCTTAGGAACGACTTGTTCTGTGAGCTTACCAGACTCATAGAGTCCTTCAGCGAACGAAGAAATTTCTTTCTCGCGAGCAAGCTTTCTTTGCTTGTTAAGCTCTTCCTCGAGTTCGGCTACACGAGCGTTGAGGGTGTCAACACTCTGATCTCCAATAGCGGATTCGCTATGATCTAGAGATTCGGTAGCCACAGGTGCAGCTTCTTCAGCGTGGTCGGCTGTTTCTTTCTTTTCTTCTTTAACCTTTTCTGACATATCAGATTTCTCTTCCTCTTCTTCTTCCTTTTTCTTCTTCTCTTCTTCCATGTTGCCGCAGCCTTCGCCGCTGTCAACTACTTCCTCAGCGTGATCCGCTTCTTCTTCCTTTTCTTTCTTTTCCTCTTCTTTATCTTCGGCGTTATCAACTACCTCTTCGGCGTGATCTGCCTCTTCTTTTTTCTCTTCGTCGTCGTCCTCTCCTTTTCCTTCTTTCTCTTCCATGTGCTTTTTGAGTCCTTCTGGCATTTCGCCATAAGAAGACATGTCCTTCTCCATCATAGAGCCGGCTTGTTTCTTGAGAGCCAGTGCTTGGAAGAGCTCGTCTTCGTCGTACTCGGCAGCTAGAGAGGCAATTTTCTTGTCGTTATTCTCCATTTCACCAGAGATATCTTCTTCGCCTTCCTCACCAGCAGGCTCTTCGCCTTCTCCTTTCTCATCACCCATGCCTTCTTCGGCAGGAGCTTCTCCTTCTTCTTCAGGAGCCTCAGGTGCCTCTTCGCCACCCTCGTCCTCTAGACCCATGTCATCACCTTCACCTTCACCCTCAGGGGCTTCAGATTCGGCTTCTGGGGCCATCTCTTCATCTGTTTCTTCGTCGGCAGCATACTCCATTTTATAATCGGCAGGAGCACCTGTTTCATCGACTTGATTGCCGGAATCGTCATAGACGGAAGGCTTGCCTCCGCCGATATTGATGTTGACGGTCATAGAACCCTCGGCATGATCAACGTTCTGATCTACCGAGACCTCCTTGACGGTTTCGTCAACGAGCTTCTTTTTTCTAGTCATAGTAGATTTGTTTGTTTCTAAGGCTTCTTTAAACGAAATAATGGTCTCCCCTTCTTCTGGGGATAAATTGAGAATCTTTTCTTCGTTAATTTCACCTTCGGAAAATGCAGTCAAGCCTTTTACAGCCGGAATAGAAACTAGCCCAAGGTGGCGAAGTGCTAATTTTCCGGGGTGGGGATTTGTCTCCGCCTCGGGTAAGTAGAACGAGCTACTTACTTTCTTAAACACTCCATCGCGAATTAGTTTTTCAGCCTTGGGAGTAAGTTCTACGTTACCCCATAAAGCTTTACCTTTTCTCCAAAGATTTTTTACCCAGCCTAACGCGGGAGTTCCGTCTGATTGATCATGCCCGATAATAAGAGGGGCCTCGTGATCGCCAGGGACATAAGTACCGACGACCTGATCTAAGTCCTCCTCTGTGAACATCAATTTTTGTCCAGTGGAGCTGATCTGAGGACCAGCTCTGAACATTTCGATATGCACAGATTTCTTCTTTTGTTGAGAAGTTAGAGGTTCTTGAGCGTTTAAGACTTCTTTATTATCAGACATTTTCAGTTATCAGATGGTAGTAGCGTTAAGTAGATAGTCGAATCTATCAACGTTTCTAGAGAAGGTATCCTGTACCTGAGCAACCTGACCAGCAGGTGTTCTAACTACAGTAACAACTAGACGCTCAAGCGTTGGCGATGTAGCCACGTAAGCATCAAGTCTTAGAGTTCCGTTTTCTAGATCGGCTAGGGAATTATTAGCATCAGAACAAACAACCAGATATGCTTGCTCTGGCCTTGCACCAAAGAGGGCACCTTGGCGATAGAGTTGGCCCATTACCTGAGAGGCGATGGATTTGGCTCTAGCGTAGAGAGTACCAGCGGAGTCGATCTGTTCAAATAGTACGTCATCAAAGCTTCTGGCCATAACGTCGAGAAGGACATTAAGGATTGCTCTGGTGTTAACATACTTGAATAGAGCATTGGGGCTCATTGTTCTTGCACCCCAAGCTACAATTCCTCTATTGGGTAGACTTCTAATTGGATTGAGGCCTAGAGGATAAGTAACTTCTTGTTGCTGAGCAGTGATATCAAAGCGAAGGCCAATGGCTCCTCTTAGTGGATATCTTGCGCCAGCAGGCGCTTGCTGGAATCCTTCGTTAACATATCTAGAACATGCAATACCAGCAACAAATGGGCTGGGAGGTACGAAGCGATCAGAAGCGTTTTTAATATATGGACCATAGAAAGCGGCATGGCCGAATGGAGCACCTGCAATAGACTTGATATAAGCAAGTTCATCTTGTACTTCACTCAAGGAGTTTTCGTCTCCGCCACAGTCAATGAGGGCAATATGCTGAGTACCAGAGATACCTTCGACTTCTCCGAGTTTGCCTTCGGCAGCTTTGAGAAGAGATTGGGTAACTTTGACTCTTTCAGTTCTTGCTTGAGTCTTAGTCATTCCGCCGACTTGAGCTACAAAAGATCCAAATGCTTCAGGAGCGAATAAGAAACCAGGGCGATAGTCGCCAGATCCCATACCTTGCTCGATGGCATATACGAAGTCTTGAGCACGAGCCTTAGCAGAAAGCTTGTAATTTACAAAGTCAGCAGCT